CTGATTCCAAGTGTAAACATCTCCACCCCCGCGCACAACATCCGTACTGTTGCTGTCAGTTTCCCTAGCCCCACTGACACATCCGGTCACGCGCAAAAAGAAAAGTCTGTCGCTGGGGGTTGAATTTAGCGACGACAAACCTTAGTGTCAATCAATCGGAATTGTTATTTCGACTTTAAGTGCCATCGTGTGACACTTAAAAGCAATTCCCAACCGCCCGTCAGGAGGCTTTTAGCATGGGTCGTAGACCGAAAACCTATTTAGATAAGAAGGCGCTTGAGGAACTGTCTTCGCTACTTGGTTTGTATTCGAAAGACGTTAAGGGCATCGTCAAACGAATCAACGCGGAGAAGTTCAAGGAAGAAATTGGTGTTGATGGTTACCACTTCGTTGACAACGGTCTGCATCAAATTCGGAAGATCGTAAAGCAGATTCACCATCACTTAGACATGTACGTGCTTGACCAAGAGCACGAAGAAAAGATGGTCTACAAGGAAAGCACAGGCAATGGCTAACGTTGCTGTAATGATTGGCGACGAAGTGATCTTCGTAGTCGCCCTCGGGGTGACAGAAGGATTAGCGCTTGGTGTTAAAGTTGAGCTCGAGAGCAGACTGCCGGAGCATTATCAGTGCATTACACCTAATCGCCTGCTTCGTCGTGTCAACGTGGCACGTTTATGCGAACGATATAAATCGGGCCAGTTCGAACACAAAGCGATATGCAAAACGCTAGAAGAAGGCACTGCCCAAGCTTTGCTTGAGGATATTCGGTGTGGCGTGTTAACCGTCAAGGATCTCAATCGCATCATTCCCTGCGAGCATTTCAGGAACAAGGTCAGGAAAAATATCGTCGCAGATCCTGATGGTGGAGAATCCAAAGGGTTTTACAGTGCACTCACGGTGCCTACAACGCACGTCGCAGAAAAGACCGTCAAGTCAGTTTATGATTCAGAAGACACCATGCCTGAAGAGAGTGAAACTCCAGAGCCAGCCGCAAGAACAACAGCAGCGCCAGCTTCATTTCTTGACGCTTCGATAAAAGTTATTCTTGTCGCTATCGCCGCCACTGCCGCCTGCGCATTCGTGTATGCAGTGTTCTTCGCTAAGCCGTCTCAAGGCGGAGATGGAGCGCTGATCGCTAAGAAAGATGAAACAGAAGAGCCGACAAAATTCGTGAGGATTGACGCCGACGACTACGCGACTCTTCAGTTGGAGCGAGTTGGCGACGGACTTGAGATTGAAGCGAAGAGCGGATCTGGATTCAATGCTCCTCTCGGCGAATACCTTGTTTCCGCTCTATTCGATGATGGAACATTCCGGCAGTACCATCGCACTATAAAGGATGCACGCAACCGATTCTTGGCAATAAAGAAGTACCCACAGTCACCCTTTGACGGGCAACTATCAATTGTTGATGGAATTCAGTATTCACATCCCATCACAGTCGCCGAGTTTGAGTCGGTTTTATCGAAGTCTCGCTCACTGGCATTCTTGCGAATTAACAAGAAAGAAATCGGCGGCCCGAATGACCCTGTGAAAGTCATTTATTCGGACGCAACCCTCTTTGCTGAATCAGTTGGAATGCGATTGCCGTCAGCAGAAGAACTAAGATCCATTCCGTTGGACGTAGATATTACTGCTTGGTCACACACCTTCTTTAAAAGCAACGAACACAAGGTGAAGGTCGTGATATCAGGAAGCGGCAAGGTGCCTGCTTTAGGCCTTCGCGGATTCGCTAATCTTGTGCTCGTGCGACCCTTGGACCGGCGTTGACGGTCCGCACCTGATAGACAATGCCACCGAAATTCGCAACAACTCTACCGTGACTGGACTCAGTGAGCATCTTGTGCTCGAGGTCGACTATTCGGCCTTCTGGCTTAGCGATCTCTCTAGCCACTGACACAACCCGGATGTCATTAACCAAGACAGCAACAAACTTGAAGTACTTGACCTGATCGTCTTTGCGAACTCGGACATTCTGATCTACAACCAGTTTGCCGATTAGTATCTTTGGGCTGCCTGAGTAGAACTTGCTGCTCAACGAAGCGATATGTTGCGTTCCCGCCACGTTGAAGCAATTCGATTGATTGTTGCAATCAGTTGGGACAGAGGCACCGGTCGGAAGCGTCTCGTTGCCCAGTCCTCCAGAGCAGTATTCACCGTAGTAATCGCTCCATCCGTCTTGCCAGTCGACTACTTCGTGAATAGGGCAGAATATCAATTGTGCTGATGCTGTAGATGACATGACAAACAGAATAGCAGTTGCGATTACGGTGCGGTACATAAAACCAACTCCTTTTGGTTAATGAGGTCCCCCAGTCCGATTATTCGACCCCCTCACCATGCCTACTCACACATTTCTGGTCTTTTCAGGTCATTCGGCCTGGGCAAACCTTGCGTTTCATTGTGTGAATCCGCGACTCTGCTAGCAATCCCACATTTTTTCAGAATCTCGAAGAATCCCGAGTGGGCCCTGACTACTAGATGTAGATGGGGTAGGTCGAAGCACCCCACCGGGCAGTTGCGTACCTCGCGCGGCTGCCCGTTTTCCATGTCCAAATCACGCGGCAATCCGCATATAGCTTAAGGGGCTGTGCCTATCCCACTTGGGTAGCCCGCTGGCATTGTCTACCCCATAGTGACGCTGGTGGGCTGCCCGCCTTGTTTGAATGGGGTACTGCTATGACAACGCATCAAAAACAACAGTTCTGCAACCATTGCCAAGAATTGCAGCTTTTCACAGCCGACGAAAAGCAACCCAATCATGTTGCGCACTTGCTCGTGTGCTTGTTCTGCTGCGGCATCTGGCTTCCCGTCTGGATCCTGATCGCAATTCTTCCAAATGCACGGAACCCGTTTCATTGCCGAAAGTGCGGACTTGGAGAGGGATACTTGTCAGAAAGTCAAATAGCTCTCAGGCAGCAGCATGAGTTGGAGAATGCGACTCGCCTTAATGAGCAAAGGCAGGCAAAGAGAGAACAAAAAGCCGAGGACAAACAACAGAAGCAACAAGAGCGACAGGAGTCCTGGAAAACGTTTGTCGCGAACATTCGGTCGACCATAAGCGGCGTTCCAAAACAAATTGACTATGGAATTCGAGCATGGGTCGGTGACGACAACGAAACGTTGGTCACTCTTTACAAGGGTCTATTACTTGGATTCTTGATAATCCTGCTGCTCGCTATGGGGTTTGGCTTGGGGAGATTGATCCTCTCGTTTCAGTAGGTCTCATCGCTTTCGAAACAACCTTCTAGCAATCCATACCGGAGTCAACCGATCTAGCAGGTACTCTCTCTTCACACAGTTGCATTTACCTTCAGACTCTTTCATTAAACCGAACCGTTTCATCCAAGCGATGTAGCGTTCCTTGGTGATACCCCAGCTCTCCAGGTACATCGCAAGCCAAGATCCTAGGCCTTGAACGTCACAGTTGACGTTATGTGGCAGAAGCTCTCTGCGATCGCCCGGCTCGAAATAAACTTCCGACTCGCCTGGAATGTGCCACTTAGCATTCTGGGTCTTATCGCATCGCGTGCATACCAGCGTCTTGTTGTCGTCCAACCTGTGGTCACAGTTGAGCATCAGACGCCCCTCACATGGACAGTGACGTCGTTCTGATTGAACTGGGTGCAATCGCTTGGAAACAGGTCACTCCACCAAGGAGCAACTTGATCGATAGCTCCGCAGTCAACTTCTTCGGTAGCGACATCCTTGTTTGTATTGAATCGCCAACGCCCCTGAGACGCTGAGATGTCAACACGCACATACCAGTCGCCACCGACATCTTCAAGGGTAACGGAGACAACTGTCGACGACATGCAAGAATCGTCGTTTGGGTGATCGTACTGCCAGAAGCAAGGGGCTTGACTGCCAACGTCCACCTGTTGCAGAGTGTAAGTGCCGTTAATGTCGGAGCATGGGTCGGTTTGCTCGAAGTCACAGAACGTATCGTTAGGAAAGCCAGTTACCGTGACTTCCATCTCATCCGGGAAACCGGTCTCCTGGCAGCCAGTACAGTCGAACGTTGGTGGGTCTGTCGGGCAACAGCAGAGAAGGCCGATGCCGATTGCGGCAATGCAGATGATGCACGGGAGGAAGATCATCTAGGGCTTAACCCTCGCCTTGATCGTTGCGACGTCGGTCGCCAATCCGTCAACCTTCTCATCGAGTTGATTCACAGCGTCAATCACTCGCTCGAATTCAGTCGACCTCACAGCACCGCTGTGTGGGTGCTCTGAATGCACTTGCCAAGCTGCAGCGCCGATGGTGATAACCAAAGTCACCGCTGACACCGTGACCGAGATCACGATCGAAAGGAACGCTTTCCAAGTCACGTACTTTTCCTCTTTTTCGGCCATCCTTCGTGCCCGCTTTCTCGGTTGTTCTGCAATTGTCATATCAGCGGACCGTACGACCATGCGGTTTGCCCTCAAGGCCGAGTGGGACATCACCCCGCCCGGCTTTGTTTGTTTCTGTTCCAGCCGATCCAGCCGCCAAGCCGAACGCCGATGTACATCAGCCTTCGCTTCCAAGGTGGCACCCCAAGCGACGCCAGGCACTTGTAAAACAGCTTGTCGACCGCCCTGCGAGTCCATTCGCCTTGGTAAACGTAAAGATAATCATGGATAACCGCTGCAGCTCCGTGCGGCCCAGCTGGTGGAACGATACGCCAGAAGAAACGCGGAACAGAAGCGAAGTCCGTTTTGAAACCGACAGGTACGCGTACTTCCCGTATTGGGCCGCGCCATACGACCTCTTCCAGCAGTTCGTAATACGCCCTGCCTTGGGTTGTGCCACGTAGCAACTTCACACTGACTTCGCCGTTGTTCGCAAACATGATTAGTGCCCTAACATTGCCCGGCAGCCAGCATGGCCATCGCCGCTATTAAATTGTTCGACCTTCCGTGGCGCAGAGAATCGTCGTACGGTGAATGACTCGGGAACAAGAAACGCTTGGGTTCTTCCGCAGTGTCCACCGCTATTGAATTCAAGGATCTCAAACCTTTGCTGGTGGCCGTTGTTGTTGAACTGGAGGATTTGAGCCTGCCGCCGAGAACCCCTGTTGCCTCTGTTTCGAAGTCGCTGCAGGAAGCCCTCTCGATTCTGCTTTTCGATTCTCACTTCTTTCTGAACGAATCGTTGGCGGTCGGTGGCCTCTGCGCTGCACGTAACGAGGCAAAGGCCCACAATAGCGATAAGTAGCATCAATTGTTTCATTGGTCTTCCTTTTTTCCTGGTTGAGTTTGGAGGTCGATTAGTTCCGATAACAGCTGAGCGGTTTTCTTCTCGTCGATGAGCTTCTTCATCACTCCCTGCATCTGTTGTCCTGGAGGTTTCACCTTGTCTGACAGCCATGACACGATCGTTTGAAACTTCTCCGCAGAGATCTTGTTTGTTCCGTCAAAACTGAAACCGCCTGCAGCTACGGTTTTCCCATGGCACTGGGCACAAAGCGTGGTGAGAAGTCCCTTTGCTTTGGCTACCTGTTGCTGCTTCTGCGGAGCACTGCCTTTCTGCGCTGCTGCTGCTCGCCATTGTTTGAACTTCAAGAACTCCTGGTACTCCGGGTCCTTCCGTAATTCCCTTCGGATGATGGCTTCCGCTCGAACCGATTCACCAACAAAGTAGCTCACGGGATTGTGGATAACGACAGTCTGTCGGTTTCGGTGAAAGCAGTTGTCCGCAAAGCAGCTGCCAGTCAGAACGAGGATAATTAAGAGTGATCTCATTTCTTGGATCTCCAGATTAAAAGTGCGTTGAATGCTTGCCGCCAATTCGCTTCCCAAGCTTCGCGGCGCATCGGTTTACCGTGAGCCAAGGCGGCAAGTCGGGATCGTACGACTCTTTGCTGACCAACCTGGGACGCATACGCCAGAGCGAGTTTCAGTTCTTCAGGAGTTGCAAAGACTTCCCTAGCCGCATCCTCGAGCGTCAGCGTTTTGTCGTAATTCGTAACCGCTTTTTTGAAGGCTTCTCCGTTGGCTTGTGGGTCGAGTCCGTTTGTGATTTTGACTCCATCTGCAAAGTCCTCCTGATTGCGGGTTATCTCTTTACCGACATCTGAAAGATGGAATAGTTCGAGTCGCTCCTGCAGGCCCTTGCCTTTCGCAAAGACATCAACACCGATCCGAATGATCTCCTTCAGTTCGTTCTGTGTTGGCTCGTTGATGCCGAGTGCATGGCATTGGATGCATGATCCCGCGGTGCGAACCTGTGGCTTACCACGAAAACGCGAGTAATCTTCGACAAGATCTCCGTCAGCCTTGTCGACTTTCTGATCCGCTGTAGCCGCGTTTCTGTTACCCTGCGCGAGTAAGTAGACCTGCAGCGTGCCACGAGTCCCAGTCTTGAGTGAGACCTTCGGAATACCCGCGATCGCCTCTTGGCCATCGTGTTTGAAATTGCCGTCGATGTTGTCGAGTGGATCGGATGCCTGGTCTAGCTGCAGCGTGTCTTTTGTTTGCCAATAGTAGCCACGAAGAATCGGCAAGTTCTCAATCCACCGGGTCTGCTTTTTGGCGATTCCCGATTTGCCTTCGACCATGCCAAAGAACAGATTCTTGTCCTGTTCACCAACTTTCCAGAACTTACGAAAGTCGGCCATTGTGCGGGGGACTCGTCTGCCGTATAGAAGTCGGTAATGAGTATCCGATTGTTCGGCGTCAGAAAGTTCCACCAGTAGCCAATCCGCCCGCACAACAAGCGGCCAATCGTCGCCAAAGTAGTAGGGGTATCGACTCTTAAGAATGTGGATCCACTCGCGGTAATCCCAGCGAAGTTGGCGGAGGTCGATGTGGTATAGAGTCTCGCTGACCTGGACGGGAATGCAATACTCAATGATAGGCTGACTGGATGTCGAAGCGACCATGAAGGCCAGAGCATTGGCAACGGTCTCACGGTCAGCTTTCGGGGTCGTTGCCGTTGAGATGTAATAGTGGTAACCGTGCTGGACCCTTGGATACTTAGAACGGTGCTCTCGCGCAACAGCTAGATCGTCATCAGCCAAGCAACAACCAAGGGCAAGGCCAGCGAAGAATATCAATGCATCACGCATTAGCCTTTTGCGATCTTTCGGCATTTAAGCACGTCTCCATCCGCATAGATTTCGCAACCAAACAAACTTGGTGTTAGAACGATCGACTGCTGTTCAAGCGTCGGACCGGGACCGGGGTCGCCTGTGTCGCCGCCACCTGTTTCGGGTCGAGCTCGAGCGGCACCGTAGCGAAGTTTATGCTCATATGCGTCGACTTCAGTTGGCGAGTGGATTCGACCATAGAGCGGCTCGAGCAACGAACCCATACCCTGTCGCTGGTGTAGGTGGCCACAGCCATGCCCGAACTCATGGCATGCAGTCCGCCTAAGATCGATGTGTTCAGGATCCCAGTTGTTGAATACTCTCCAAGCCTCTGCCGGATCAAACCGACCAAGCAAAGCACGATTGTCACCCTGGGGAATCATGAAGTCTGCAAGCACGTTACCCGGCTCTGACTCGGGATGCCAGAATTGCAGGACTAGATCGGCGCTTGGCGAGTCATGATGGTCGAACCAAAGACCGCCGACTTGTTCCCACCGCCAAAACGCTTCACCGCAAACCTCAAGGATGTCCTTGTAGTCAATGGGGAAGTGTTCAATGTTCCGCTCATCGACTGCCCAGGTGAGCTTCTTGCGATTTCGCCATTGCGGCCGCGAAGCGTTGTTTTCCTGGAACTTTGTGTGACCACAGATCCTTACCATGGGTCGACCTACCTTGCCAGCAACAAAGGGACCAGGTCTTCCGCGATTTCGATCATAAGAAGAAGGATTGGCCGATCCTTGAATTTCTCCTTGATCCGCTCAAGTACGCTATCAAGGATGTCATCGATACTACCGTTGGGATTCTCTTCAACCGCCGCATCGGTGAAGTCCATGACAATGTCGCGGACTCGTTCGCGCTCTTGCCGTTCCTTGCGGCGTCTCTCTCGGCGCGCCTGGCGTTCTTCTCTTCGTTTACCCATCTTTGTCCCCTTAGTACTGCGATAAGATGGCGGGAAACCCCGCCATCCGGCCAAGCAGCCGGGGCAAAGTCTGCTGGCCTTGTACATTCATCACGTGCCCCGATGAATCGTGTTATTCTGCTGCGAGTTGCTCCATCAACTCTTCCGGTCCGTCGAGGACCTTACCGAGTTCCAGCAGCTTGTTGAAATCGCGAGTTTCGATTTCTTCGTCGTAACCGTCCTCATCGTGGTCAGGATAGAGAACGAGGATCTTCTTGTTGTCTTTGCGGTGACAGTACAACTTCAGAAACAGTGTTCCAGCCTCGTACCCGCAGAATGGATGACTGTTCACGGTGTGAGCGTAGCCGTCCCAAGCTTCCTCGGTCTTGTTGGTTTGAATGCGAACAGCTTTAAAGTCCATGACTTTTCATTCCTTACGGAGGGGGATCGGTTCCAAAGACGAACAAAATCTCGCCAGTGTCATTCTCTGCACCGCTAACACGAACCATCTTCGCGCCTGCAGCAACAAGAGGCCGAGTTGTCGGATTTGCTGCAACGACGTTGTAGCAACCACATATCGATTCGCCTGGCAACACTTCGAGCTCAGTCGTCCAAAGTGAATAAGCGTCTGTAACGCCGGGGATGACTTTGATTGCGCCGCCATTGTTTTCGTTGGCGTGAACCTCAAAGCCGACCAGCCTCGAACCGGTAAAGTCGTAGTTGACGTCGTTGTCACGCGCGAGAGGGCAGCTTGTTAAATCAAAGTCGACGGTCAGGCCAACAGGAATGGTGAAAGAAAGATCAGCAACTGGCTTGTCGAATCTCGGTACCGAGTCGGCGTTCAACCTAATGGTCTTTTGAAGCGAGTCCAACAGCGTTCGATTCGTCGACTTAACGGCGGCGCCAGGGTTCTCAACTACATCCTTGATCTCCATTCCGATTTTGGCATTTAGCTCTGACATTCCCACGTCCTTTGAATACGCAGGAATTATTCCGCATGCGAGTTGACGAGTAATCCCCTGTAAATCGCACTACGATTTTCAGCTGCTGGGAACTGGGCAAGCGTTGGCCAGGTCAACCACGTATTTATCGTGGCTCCAGGACGCTTTAACCCAGACGCCGCTGGCAAGATCTCCCATGTCAGACTTGTCGTGGACGTTCTCTAATCCACTCGCAATATCCTGGCTGCCACCACTTGTCAGAATGCCATCGAGAGTGCCCTCAACGTCGTTGTATTCCTCAACGACACGAACGATCGCCAGCTTAGTGCCGGTTCCGCTCTGCGCCTTGATGATGCGAAACCCGCGATGTGGGCACGACTCCAGCTTGGCTACGTCGTCATCAACCGTACGCGCATACGTGTGATCGGCATCCAGCATGTTGACCTTGGCGATCGCCAGACCTTCTATGACGGCCAATCCCATTTCGCCATCTTTAATGAAGTCCTGAACAATAACAGCCTGTTCGTTCGCGGCGGCCGCCGGCTTATCGCATTCCAAGTAGGGTTGATTGATAAACCCATCCTCATCAACGCTGGGATCGATCATGAAATCTTTCACAACCAAAACACCGAATCGATCAACGTCCTGTCCGCTGCCATTCTTGATCTCGTAGACCACATTGCCGAGCTCTTCAAACGAATCGGTCAGCAGACCTTGCTTGCGATCTTTGACGACGGCGAACGTCTCATTGATCTCTGAAGCTTTAAGGCGACCTAGCTGGCCAGATTGTTTGAGTTCAAATTTGGTCATGATTAGATGGTCAGAATCCCAAAGTCATCCTCTTCGTACGTTTCTCCTACAAGCACATCGCGAGGAGCCTGAACGATTAGTTCGTTTGGATTCTCTTGTTTTGACTTCCAGCGAACATGCAAGTAGTCGTGCGCTTTCTTTGTGATCGTAAACCCGTCAAACAGCGTCGTGTCAGCCGTCAGGTTCTTGCCTGCGAGGAAGAAGAATGTCAGCTCCCAGTTGAGGTCATCGCTGGCATTCGATCCCTGGACACCTCGAAAGAGAACTTCACCAGGTTCATGGCCGCGAAATTGTGCATCGTTAACCTTGCCCGTGAGATCTCTCACGTCGCGGATCCAGGAATCGGTAACGATGTTGGATGAGATCTCGTGAGTCTCATTGAACGACATCGCAGGAATAATGATCTCAGTTCCACGAACGCGACCATCCTTGTCGACATTGATGGCCTTGTTGGGATCGTCTTCGCTTGTTCCGTCGTCCTTGTATCTGGTCTGCTTGAGAGCGTGACGAATGTTGACGCGACCGCCAGTTGTGTCGAACTCTCGCCGGGCAACTGCTCGCTGTCCATATTGTGCAGTTCCGAACCAAGCGTTAACTGAGATTGGTTTGATATGGTGGTCTCGCAGCGTGAGCTCATTGACCTTCTCTGGAGTAGTCGCCTTCAGAAGAGCCTTGGCCGCCTCTTCATCTTCGCCGGCGTCGGCTAAGATCACCCATCGAGTTACTGCCGAACCTCGCTCGATCGGATCGATCGGAACGGTTTCTTCTCGGCTCTGAATAAGTTCGTGAATCGTGATCATGAAAAGCTCAATGCTCTACGTAGTCCATCGAACAGAGTGATGAGCTGTTCGAGTTTGTCATTTGCTTCCTGCGCCAAGTCAACCTGTCGTTCCGCCGCGCTATCTCCACCCGCTCCGATTCTCTGCGCCGCAAATGAAGAGAATGTGCCAAGCGATTGGACTTCGTCACGCACTTTCTTAGCGTTGAAATCCTTGATGTCGAGATCTGGCAGCGACACTTCCGGGATCTTCTGGCCCGCTGGAGCCTGGTTTGATTCCCCCGAAAAGAGCTTAAGAAAACGCTCTTTCGCATCTTTCCCCTGCTTATTTGCTTGTGCCTGTTGTGCTTGCAATTCAGCTTCGAGGTTCTTGATTTCCTGGAGTCTTTCATTCCTCTTGGCGTCGTTCCTTGCGACCTCGTTCTTGCTTGCCTCTCTTTGCTGAGCGAGTCTTTCGTCGACTTCCCTCTTGAATTTTTCATTGCGTTCGCTGGTCTCCTTGGCAATCGCATCAGCAGCTTTCTTGGTGACTAGTCCTTTCTCCTTATTGACATCAGTAAGGCCCTGTATGAAGCCCGTCGTGACGTCTGAGGTGGTTTTCTGAACTACCGCCATGGCCTCGTTGAACATGCTCTTCAGCCCAGCAGTCAATTCACCCCAGATCTTCAGAACAGCGTCCTTGATTTTCAGGAACTCAATTTCGAGTCGACCAAATGCAATCTTTCCAGCTAAAGCAAGATCACCACTTATCAATGCGTTTACGATCGAGCCAAAGGTTTCATTGAACCTCCCGAACATATCGCCAAAGTATCTGCCGACGCTGTTCACCATCTGGCGAACGCCTTCGCTGAACTGATAGGCGACAGCAGTCCCTAATGCGATCCCAGCAACGACGGCACCTATTGGACCGGTGGCAATCGCTACGAAAGCTGATCCAACAGCGCCGACAACTGACACAAGAACACCCAGCCCGGCAGCGAGCCCAGACACAACTGCCCCTAGGCCGCCGAGCACGGCTCCTACGGCCACAAGAGCCGCCCCGACCCCTCCAACAACGGCAACCAATTTGACGACACGAACGACGAGCTCCTTGTTTTCCTTGGCCCACGTGGTCAGTCGCCCGATGATATCGGTTGCTTTTCCAACGAACTCCGTTGCAAAACCAATTAGCTGTGCACCAACAGTTACGTTGAAGTTTGCAACTGTCGCCTGGAGTCGCTTCATCTGATTGGCAAAGCTACCAGCAGTTCGCGTGGCATCACCTTGAGCGTCCGTCGTACCTCGCATGATGATCGCCAGACGCGCCAAAGCCTTCTGCTGTTCACTTGCATCGTTCTTCTTGATGCCTTGATTCAAAAGTTCTTGTGCAACGGCGGTTTCATTTACGATCACGCCGTACTTTTTCATGACCTCCGAAGATCCCGTAAGAGCGGCTTTGAGATCTCGCATTACGTCATCATCAGCCATGTTGTTGAAACTGGCTAAGTCAATCGAAAGCTGGGTAACTGTCTTCGAAAGGTCAGTCGCGGCGGATCGATCAAAACCGAGGGGAACAAAGAGATCCTGGGACTCCGCCAGAAAGCTGGCAATCTGCTTTTGAGACCGGCCAACTTGCGCACCAAGCGTATCGCCCCAGGCTCGCACCTCTTTCGCATTGTCACGAAAGACAGTGTTAAACTTCGACATCGTTTCTTCCATGTCCGATGCGGCGCGAACGGCATTGATGAACGGGATAGACGCAGCACCAGAGACCGCCAGGAGCTGAGAGCCCAGTCGGCCGGCGCCCATCGCTGCGGATTGAAGCCGCTTGCCAAATCGATTAAGGGGTTTCGTGAACTCATCACGGATCCCGACTTCGACAAAGGCCTTACCAGCTCGTATTCCGGATGCTGCGGGCATTAAACTGAGTCTCGCCAATCTCGATCGATGTTTGACTGCCTGGCCACTCGCTTCAGCGCAGGAGCCATATACGGGTGCGGTGCATAACGCTGAGAAACCCTGTGGCCTTTGATCTTTCTCGTGACTCGGCCACCGAGCTCGAGGAGCAACGGTACGTTCTTGCTGTCATAGACAAGCGGAGCGATGACAACGGAACCAGTCGACGGATCAAAGGAATAGAAGATCTTCAGCAAGTCGCCCTGATCAACCGATGGCGGTTGTCCACGAAGGGCCGATCGCTTACGCCGTCGCATGCTTGAACGAGCGGCACGACGAACGCGAGATCCAAGACGACCAAGGTTGCGTTTGTTAGCCTGGTCAATCCGGCGAGTAAGACCAGGCCCGTCAAAGAAAACTTCAGCAACTTTGATCGTTACAAGTTTCATTTACGTCGCTCGTCCTCTGGCAAAAACGCTCTTAGCATCGTGATGTTGCCAGCCGTAATGCGATGGCGAGTCTCGCCTTCCGCCGTTGACGACTGACTTTGCTCATCATCGTCGCGGTATGGATTCAAGTCGACTTCATTGAAAGGCCGTCGCTGCTTTTTCGGATCTCGATTCGCATTGGCCAAAATGGAAGAAACTCGCGCCGTCCGTTCCCACTCCATCTTCTGGCGACTCTTAAACATCCAGGCAAGTTCACGAAGCGTGTACGGGCCAGGATCCACACCGACAACTGCTGCTAATTCGTGGATGATTCGCCAAGCTGACTTCCCAGGTTTCCGAGCTCTTTCTTTAGTCTCGCTCGAAAATCGGTCTTCACCATCTGTTCCACAGTCTCGTTGTTCACTTCCTCGTTGACTACCTTCATCACTTCGTCCTGAAGCTTGTCGATCGTGGAGGTTATTTTCGCCAGAGCTCCCCTCTGGCGTTTCGGGAAAAAAGCAATCAGAGCTTCGGTAAACGCAACGTAGGCCTGGTCCAGCACCTCGCCGTTGATGCGCGACCCAAAGTCATAGTCGGTGACGCCCGTGGGTGCCGAGTCCTCACAAAGCAACCAAAGAACGTCGACAAACGTCACTGGGTCATCCAGCAAAGTTGCAAGTACCGACTTGTCGTCAATGACTCGCGAAAGGTCGATCTTGTCAAAAGTCTTTTTGACTTTGCGGATCGAGTTGACCGTTATGGACAGCGGCCATTGATGGCCCGAAGTATCTTTGAAGATTGCCAAAATATCACCTATGGAACAACAAACCATTCCGGAGCATTAGCGCTGGGTGATGGTCGCAAGACGACGTCGACCGTCTGGCCATTCTCCAGCTCTTGCCCCAGACCAAAACCAAATACACCCATCTCGGCATGCAGTCCCTGCTCGCCGGTTGTCCCGACGTCACCGCTGCATACCAGGACGTCAACAAGCGTGTCGTTCAGAAACGCGTCACGAAACGTGATGAAGTCTGGATCAGCTTCGTCAAAGAGCATTTGAAACTCAACAGAGCCATCCTTAAGCGTCCCCAGTCGCTCTCGCCAGCCACCACCCGATCGCCTTGACACGTCAGCGTCGCCCTTCTCCAGGCTCTGAGTTAAGTCGCGGACATTAGGGATATCGTCCCAGGTCGGAGCCGCGAAGTTGCCCGATGTGTTGCGATACAACACTGCATCTTTTCCAAGCTTTACGGCCATCGTGCTATCCTCGAATCGTTTTAAACGTGAATGTTTGAATGGAGTAGAAGAGGTTATTCAGGTCAAGTTGATCTTGATGAAACTCCTCGTCTACCTCTGTACGGACATGCGACATATCACTGATTGTCGCGTTAATGACCACGTCACGAACTTCTTGAACGAAGTCCATGCAGCCATCGAGTTCGTCTAAGTAATCTTCGCCGCGTGGGCTGATCTTCCGCTGCACGACGACGTCGATCGAATACTCGTCTTCAGTATGCTTCCGGCGGGTGTACGGTGTTACGGTTTCGCCGCCAGGGTAAACCACGATGAGGTAGCGCTGTTTCTGCTCTTCAAGAGCGAAGACAGTTCGGTATGCCCGCTTAGTGTCAAACTCCTGACTAAGGGACTGGGCTTTGACCCAAGTCAAAAAGTCCTTTGCGAGTTGGACAATCACGGACGACACTACTTCACCTGCTTGGCGTAAACCCTCAAAATGAACCGGTACGGATCGGCATACTCAAAGAACTTGCCGCCTTCGATCGCCGCAACCTCGAAGTGATCGTTACCCAGAGTGATTCGATCACCCCTTTCAGGCAGGACAACTTCATTGGCGATAATCAACTCTTCGGCCAGGACTCGGATCGTGAGATCAACCGCTACAACGAATGCCCGGCCAGCTTCGCCGCTTTCGCGATCAATCGAGGGAAGCACTTTGAGATCGTCAACAAAGTGATCCCCGCGTGAGTAACGGATAGAGACGCCGCCAGCGTTGCGAGCGGTTTTGAATGCAACGCTGACGGCACTGCTTACGCTGCTCATTTAGGCCACCGCAGATTCCGCGTTACTGATCTGATCAGAAGTCACAATGGGAATACCGAATGCGTCCGTTGGGAATGGTGCGGGTGTACCCGTTGGATTCGTTGCCGTTCGCGAAGCCTGCAACTGTTGCTGACTACGACGAGTCATTGCCATGAATGTCGGGGCGCGGTTTGACGGGAACAATGACAGCATTTGCGAGATCTTGTCATCATCCAAGCCATTTGCGCCATCATCTAAGTTTGCGATACGTCCGACTGACCAAATGGATCCGTACTGAAGGCCAACGTAACCCGTCGACGGAACGTACCACGCTGGGTAAGAACCGGTCGCACCCTGGGCTTCAATGATCCGAGGCTCCATCAAGTCGATCTCGCCACCCTCACCCCAGACAAGATGACACTCCGCAATGCTGCCGGTACGAATGAACCAGACGCTTGAGCGGTTCGAGATTCCACCGCCATCCAGTACAAGAGCATCGGAGAGCTGATCTAATTCTTGCGCCAAACCAGGGAATCCATTGGTGGCATCCGTTCCATAGATAAGCTGGCCTTCAGCCGTCGAAAAGGCAGATGCTAGGTGGTCACCAGCGAGTTCAGCCAGCAACGCAGCCGTGCCGCGCTCGTCGGATTTGGTAACCGCGACATCCTCGCGAAACGATGCGTCGAGAATCGCGCAGGAAACGGTTTTGTTTTCCCAAGTCGGCTTATCGTAATCACGACCATCGTTTTCAGGGCGAAATCCGACAACTGGGTTGGCCGTCTTTTTGCGGTACTTGTACGTTTTTCCGCGAATGGTGCGGGCAAACATTCGCCTGAGAATCGGCGCGTCATCAAGCACGTCATTCACACGAATGTCTAGGTCGGCGTCGTTGATAATGGCGACGTCCGCCGTTGTTACAAAATCATTAGGCATTGATCGTTCTCCCAAAGAGAGTTTGACTGTTTACTTAAGGAACGCTGGCTATTTAATGCCGGCTTCCTCCCATCGCGCCTGCAAGCTGCCGGCCATCTCTCGGCCAGACTCAGAGCTACACTCTTTCGCTCGCTTCTGCAGCTTGGTCTCAGGCTTGCCAGTTGGATCAGCACTAAGCGGATCACCTGGATCGTGGCCTAGCTGAGACTTTGCAGCGCTCAGTTGTGTCTGGAGATCTTCATTCTCGTGACGAAGATCGGACACTTGCTTTTCGAAGTCCTTCCTCTGTAGTGCTGAACACTCGTCGAAAGTTTTCCCTTCGATGTACCAGGTTGCACCCTTTTCACCGAATGACTCGGTAAAACGTTTGGCTTCCTGGCGACTCAAAACGTTCGGGTCCACTGGGGGATCCGCTGGAGGTGCAGTCGCTGCCGGTGCGAATGTCGAAAGCAGGTCATGCTCACCAACACCAAAGTGCTTGGAAACCAATTTACCGAACCGAATCATGACATCTTTCGGATCCGACTCAGCAAAGTAATTGTTCAGGCACCACGTGCCGACTGTTGCTAAATCCGGCAAACCAGCGTCATCAAACAATCCCCCACGGGTTGCGGCTGGTTCGTCAACAACATCAGCGGCATGCAACCCTGTAAATCGCATCGGCGCGTCGCGGATTGGCCCGCGATTATCAAACATCACGTCCTCATCCAACTTCGTGGCAACACTGACACCGAACTTTTCCGGGCTCTCCTCAGCTAAGTCCAGGACATGGCCAGCAAGGTCACCATGAGGTGTATTGTAAGCCGCGTCAGAAAAGTGCAGATCGGCAAACACAGCATCACCTTCAATGCGAAAGTTGCGCCATGTGCCTAAGTGCTTGCCCATTCCGTCGTCACTAAGATTCGGATGAGAAAAGCGTGCTTTGAGTCCGTTGTTGGCTTGATTGCCAAAGTCAGCCACTTGCTGTAGCGTTGTATCGTCGACCGTCCAGGGGCGAACATCATAGTCGTTTAAGCGACCCTTCTGAATGATCTTCGCACCGAAGATCGCTTTGTCTTCACGATCAAACCGCTCAGGCTTGTTTCGCATCGGTGCGGACCGGAAGCGATTATTCTTCGGTGGAGCGAGCGTCTTTGTCATCGGAATTCTCCTCAATTTTGTTTGCCGCTAACACGGCGGGAATATCAACGTGTACGCCCTTGTCGATCATGTAGGCTTCTTCATCCGCAAGCTCGTCAACAACGTCACGGAACTCGCGACCCGTTCGTTCCTTGATCACCATTCCGCGAGATTTGAAGCCAGCACCAACCGCCAGCATGTCCGCTTGAATTTCTTTCAATGGGTCCCACCACGGGACGCCTGTTGCTACCCATTCCCATCGCAGATCACTGAACTGCATCCCTCGTGGAAGACGTAGCACACGATCAACGATGAAACGGACAAGCCGAAATTCAGTAATGGAGTTCAGGTGACGCTGAAGGCTCTCTTGCTTCCACGCCGTGCTTCGGATGTAGTGCATCAATGCCGCACGTGATCCAAAGAAATTCGTGAATGATTCGTCATAGAACGAAAACGGGATGTCGACTGACTTTAATGCAGCCGCGATCATCGCATGATTGAATGATTGGAATTCAATCGCTGGCGATTTGCTCTCCAGAAATTCGGCCCGATCTCGCTCGTCCAATTCGAGCTTGAAGGGACCGTCGTTCAGTTTGACTTCGTACCGATCTTCCGGTGTTCCGTCGCCGTCTTCGTCCTCAGACTCTACCGATGAATTTCCAACCTCTTCGGGCGAGTCACTGTAAAAAACTAAACCAAACAGTTGGGCAATCTTTGTCTTCGCCAGGGCGTAAGCAAAGTTCTCGCTGACGTCGCGGAAAGTACTTAAAGCAGATGCGAGTGGACTGATGCCCCTCACCTGGTCGTATCGTTCGAAGTAACCCAAGTGAAAGAAATCCTTCGCTTGAACGTAACCATCAAACTCATACTTGCCGCTCTTTGATCGCCTGTGGACGGCCATGCGACGAAGGCGACCGCGTCTGTCAGTATCGAATCCCTGCACCCAGTTTCCGAGCTCACGATCGTCGTCCTTGCGGATCTTGTCAGGATCTCGAATTCGGTCAGACTCAATCCCTTGCAAATGGCCTGTCTGATATGTGACCGTAGCCATGTCGCCATCAACAACGCGAAGAGCTTCGTTGATGCGAGTTTGAGCCCTCAGGGAATGTCGGCCAGCAACATCGCAATTGGCGGGTCGGCTGTACCAACTCATCAACGCTTCAATGTCACGGTTTAAACCGGCATCCTTGTTCTTGGCCTGAAAGTTGAAACAACTAACGTAGTCCAAGTGCCGTCGAATCGCCCAAGCAGCTATTGGAAAGTTGCGCTGCAGGTCTTGTGTATTGAGCTGCAGATTCTTTCGCTTGTCTTTCGGAAGCAACCTGTCAGTCGACTTGATCTGTCGAATCCTAGGTGACTTACGCTGTTTGTCATCAATTTCAGCGCCTTGGTAAGCGGACAAGTCGCCGCTTGCAATCGCGCTGTTCGAGCTGACAATGGCTTCCGTTAACACTAGCTCAGGTTAATCTTGGAGATTCGTGGCTTACCCTTGTTTTCCTTTGCCACCCGTTTCTCCCAGTACTCAAGCTGGCTGACCAGTTCTTCGTACTCGACTGTCACACCGTCAAACGTGACGCGTTTTGCGCCGGGGTTTTCTTTCAGGGTGTCCTGAATTCGCGTGACCATGTCTTCGGCAAACGTTGGCATGTGAGAATACTACGAACGTTCAATACCGAAAAACACACTGGAAAAGAGATCTACGATTTTCCTGATTCAGATTCGTCATGCAGTATTTCTTCTCGATCGCATCGCAACTGACCACACCCAAGGCAGTTTGTGTTGCGCCAGATGACCGTCCTGGTGGCCATCGGAAGCTTGCGAGTGTTCGAATACGGCGTTCGATCCGTGCTGCCACACTTCGGGCACTTGGAAGCAATAGCGATGTCAACAACAGGCTTATCGCGAGTCTTCGCGCCTTTCGGTCGACCACGTTTCGTAGCCTTCTTCTTGGCCGTCTTTTTCTTAGCGGCTGGCTTCTTTTTGACTGCCTTCTTTTTTGACCGCTTAGACGTAACTTTCTTTTTGGCTGTCTTCTTACGCTTCGGTTTCGTTGCTGTGGTCATAGTGGTTTTGCCTTTCGTGTTCTGCGCCTTTTCGATTTGCGTCGACGAGGCAATATGGAGAGCCCAAGCATTGACGCTGCTACCGCCGCGCCACTGCAGCAATCAAGTAAATGGTTGTCAGGTCTGTTCGGTCGATCCTTCCACTCGTAAACAGTTCGTCCGCGAGCAGTGGTTTTGATGGGGTACTCAGCATGCATGTGATTGGCAAACATTTCGTGCGTTGTTGCTCCGGCCTTAAAGAGCTGCAGGCAGCCGCGATCGCCAGCACTGGTTGCAAATCGACTGTGAACAAACGTCTTGAATCGATTGGTGTCGTAAACGACGTGACGAACTTCACCGGACTTGGGTACAGGCAGATACCATTCGTCGCCGATGATCTCTCGCTTCTTTGCTCGATACTCGCTGATCGGCATTGACGAAGCGCTGATAAACCTGCCGTGTGATGGGTGAATGTTCGCCAGTTGCGACTCACGGCAGAACTGATAAATCAGATCACGAGACTCGCCCCAGTTGGCATCAATCAAGCACTTCTCGACACGAAGCACATTATTTGTTTCGTCAGTCGTCCACGTGCGAGCACAGAGCTCCTTGGTAAGATCCTGTAAGCCTGCGTAAATCGCGGCTTCCCATCCGCAGCGAAGATCGGAATACTTGTCCAGCAAACGGTACCGAAGACGGTCATACCTGAATATCCTCGACTTCTGATCAGGCCAAGTGTTGTAATCAATAATCCAGCCATCGAACCGTTCGTTCCAAGCCACCAGGATGTAATAGAGACAGTGCATTTGCACGTCAATGAAAGCCGTCATCCGAGTAGCTTCACTTGGAATGACACGCTTATCGTAAAGCGACATCTTGGCCATGATCTCTTCAGCAGTAAGGAAATCATCGCTTTGCTCGTCCTCGCCACGTGGATCGTTCTGAAATTCCGCAAAGAACGCTTCTTCACCTTTTTGGTAGAGGTGGTTCATCGCATGCTGCAGCGCGGAGATCTCGCTGGCCTTATCGAACCGATCTTTCCAGGCGACCTTGGCGCCCTTGTCCATCGCCTTACGGTTCTTTTTATAGAACTCCAACGCTTCGGAACCATCGCCGTCGTTACGCAAGCTCTCAGCGCGAATGTCGCGGTACTTCTCCCATAGTTCGATGTTGTCAGGCCATTCGTAAATGAGTTTTGCTTTCTCACCCTGCCAATCTGGATGCTTCTCTCGATCAAGCATGCGGTCGGCCATGTCGCCGCTCTTAATGACCGTGCAAGGCATGAGTGCCGCAATGGGATGACCAGGGCCAGCAAGGCCAAGAATGTCACCAGACACGATACGCTCCAGCAGGCGGCTTTGAGACTCGCTCTCTGCCGTCTTTCGCGTCTGAGGGTCATCTAGCACGACCAGGCTGGGGCGAACGCTCTGGCCGTCTGATAGCGTCAGATTGGCCCCTCGCAAGCTGCCTGTGATTCCGTCAACCTCAATGACGACTGGCTTGCAGCGGCCCTTGATGTGCGGAAGAATGATCCTCTCGGTCTCCCAGGTCATCGACGTGTATTCGCCCTTGTACGTCTGGAGCTCCGCAGAACGGCCGGAACGACCAAGAGAGCGAATCGGGTGGCAAATCTCTGGGAAGTCTTCCAGCAATAGCTCATTCGTCTCAAGCTCCATCTTGATCGCCTTGAGAAGATTCTTCGCCGCCCCGATTTCCGCGCAGATCAACTTGCAATAACGATGCAAGGCAAAGAGAGAGGCCCACATGACGGCGCGAATGCAAAGCGTCGTTTTGCCCTGGCCGCGCGGCATCGCCATAGCAAATAAACCGCCTTTTTGCGCGGCACGTTCGATCTTGGTGCCAACTCGCTCGTGATCGGGAGACCATCCCTTATCAAAGGCCAGGGGATGGTAGGTGTTGCAATAGAACTTGTAGCTACGCTTGGCCTTTTGCTTGCGGCGGGGATTGACCACCTTCGGGAGATCCCTGATGTCGTTGTGAGCCGATCGTATAGCACGTTGCCGTGATTTGATCTGCTTGAGTTTCTTCTGGTACGCTTCGGAGTCCTTCTCTTGCGCACGTCGCGGCCTACCGCGTTTCTTTGTTTCAGGCATAAGCAGAAAAGCCGCTACAAGGACGTTTACCGCTCAGAGCCCTTGCAGCGGCCAAATGATTCTAGTCCTCCTTCTTTTTGCCCTTCGCCTCTTCAGCTTCAAAGTTATCGTGAATGACTCTCACTTTTTGCTTGAGGTGTTGCTGAAGCTCTTTGTCAGTAACACATTCGCCAAGCTTTTCGATGCATTCAGCAACAGCCACGCGACTTTGATTGAGTGACTTGGCATGATTTCGATGCATGGCATCTGCAGACTCAGAACGATTGCCAGCATCGCAGCTGCCACACGAACGACTATAGGCCGCTTCGTCGGACTTCAGCTTCTCAGTTGCGTTGGCAAGGTTTTTCGCCAGCGCATTCAGTTCTTCAACCATGGTCATCTCCATTAAGGATTTGGAAGTGTAGCAATCCGCCTCACTGCGAAACGGAATTCATGTATCTGGTCGCGATTGTCTTCGCCGTCATTCCATTGCCATTCGAGTCGAGCAATATGAAACTCGTTAGCACCAACAGCAACGTTTGCGGTGTCGACAACGACGTTCGTGAGCGGTTCAAGCTTCAGTGTGAAGTCGCCGTTTGAGAAATCAGATAGTACGTCGACTTGATTTACGTCGTTGAGAATCGACGCGTCAACTTCGTTGTAAACGCTCAGCTTGAACGTAGACAGAATGATAAGATTGATGCC